GAATTCGACAAACGGGTTCTGGGTGGGGTCGAGCGTTGTCTCAACTTTTTTTATTTTTTTTGGGACAGTTGGGGTCAAGGGGTCAGGGGTAGGGGGGTGGGTCATGGTCGGTGTTTCTCAGGGTGCTGCATCAGCCTGCCCCCAGCCGCGAGCGCGAAGGGGGGGTCGGCGCGGCCAGGCAGGCCAGGACCAGCGCCAGCGCGGCCAGCAGCCTGTGCGCAACTTGCACGCGCCTGTTGATTGCTGGTTAGTGACTGCTTGCGCTCAGTGCCGCATGGATGCTTGAATCGGCTGATCGTTACCAAAAGCCTAATCGTTACATTGTCCATTATGTTAAGTTATTCCATGCCTGCACCAGTGCTTATGCACAGAAATGGCAGTTATCCACAGGCAATCACTGCTGATCTGTGGATAAGTAGTCACTTATTTGCTCTCGCCTGTGGATAACTCGGCCTCGATGACCTCTGCGTGGCGCAGTGCGTCCATGCGCATCGAGTGGATATTGACCTGGATCTGCGCCTGTTTGGTGCCGTAAACGCTCGGTTTCCATTTTTCCGCGAGCCACTGGCGCGTCTGGATGCGGACGCGAGCGTGCGCGGCGTGCTCTGGATCGGCGCTGTCCGCTATCGCCAGCGTCTCGCACGCAAGCTCGTCGGCGGCCTTGGCGCGCGCACGCGCAATCATATCATCGCGGTCATTTTCCTCGATCCACTTCTCAAGCGCCCTGCGCCCGATCCCAAGCTCATAGCAGATCACTGAAACCGGCTTACCGGCCTCAAACATGGCAAAGACCATGTCCTCTGGCAAATCCTCAAGCAGCTCAAGGTCACGCCGTGTTTTAGGTCTTCCAGGCATGTTTTCAGCCCTTTCCAGCGCGTTTAACGCGCTCAAGTACCCAACCCCAGCATTTGGCACAAAGTGCCTTAAATCGATTGATTGCTTCCATGCTTGAATTTCTCCGCTGTTTTGCTATCGAACATTTTAGGTGCCTTGGATGGTGCTGAAATATCCAAGTCATTGACAAAATCATCAAAGCCTGTTTCGCCACCGATCTTGACCACCACCGGGTCAAACCGAGCGTACCTGATCTTGGCCTCGACCACTGCCTGGTTGATCTCGGCCTCAATCAGCAGCTCAATCTCCTCCATGGACCAGACGTGCTGCCCGGTAACGTCTGGCCGGTTCTCGCGGTACCAGGCCGCCTCTTGCTTGGTGGCGACCACCACCATCAGCTTGCCATCTTTCCCGACATGCTCAACCGCGCCCAGGGCTGGCCGCACAGGCACTGCGTGCTGGACTGCCCAGGCCTCGAGCGCCTGATACGCCCTGACCATCCCGGCTGCTGACTTCTCGAGCTTTTCGCTGTCCCTGGCCTGACAAGCAGACCAGACCCGCTGCTGTTGCTGCCAGAATTTCTCCCGAAACCCTGGATCAACTAAAGTACACAATCTGTCCGTCCCCCACTGCCGATCCTGATCCACCTTAATGCGATCAATCTCACCCAACCATGCAGCCTGCCTGATCTCAAAATCTGTTGCCGGAAAATCTGGCTTAACTCCACGGCTGGGTATGCGACTTTTTACCTGACCCACTTGGTTCTGTTTTGCGTTCATCTGCTGCCTCCATCCATTAATCATCAATTCAACAACAACTACAAAAAACACACCACACTACATCCACACTACAAACAACCCCTTATAGGGGTGTTTGTAGTGTTTGTGGAGTCTGTAGCACCACAATCACACCACAATTGTGGTGTTTGTGGAGTTTGTGGTGGATAAGATAGTCACGCATTAAATGACTCACTTATCAACCAATGCGGCCATCTTCCCAGCCTTAAGCAGTGCATCTGCCTCAAATCCAGTCGTTATGTCCTTGCGGTTGGCCCAGACGCTGCTGTTCCTGATGGTCCCAAAGCCACTTTTTATGACGTGATCCTTGGCCCTGGACCAGTACGTTGACAGGTCTTTTGATGACACATCTGACCCGATCATGGCCGTGAATTCGGCCTTCCACTGGTCCAAACTGACGGTGTTTTTGCGCCCCTCTGGCGTATCCATAATGGAGCCAAAGGTTTTAATTGCAACATTCAGTGACTTCTCGGCAATCTTCTGCTTTGCGCCCATTGCTTTATCCTTTTTGGGATTATTTTCTGGGTCGTTGTCCTTCATGCTGCCAACCTCTGACGCCTCAATGACCAGACTGCTGCCGTTTTCCAGGCCCAGATCTGACCTGTCAATGTCCACCGTGATGGCCTCAAACCCGTACCGCTGACCGTCCTCACCGTCCTTTTGCTTGGACATGAGGATCAAACCCTTAGTAGTTTCCGGGAACCGCATGATCTCCATCTGGGTATCCACCGCGCCCAGCAGACTGGAGTGACCACGCAGGCCTTTTGTCGTGTCCTTGCCAGCGTGGTGCAGCAGCATGAGGCTGCACTTGTACCTGTTTTGGATCTTTCCCGTGGCCTGGATGAAGGCACCCATGTCATCACTCGAGTTCTCATTTCCACCGCCAAATGCTCTTGCCAGGGTATCGATGACGATCATGCGCAGGTCAACGCCCAGCTCCTGCACCAGTTCATCGATTGCCAGGATCAGGTTGGTGAAGTCATCCACGCTCGATCTGAGGTTGATCTGGGACCTGACAACGTACACCTGAGCCTCATCTGGCGTGTTGTGGTGCTGCTTGATCGCTGCAATCCTGGCCCCGATACCGCCGTGACCCTCACCGGCAATGTACAAAACAGGCCCTGTGCCGTTGATCTCTTTGCCAAGCCAAGGTCTGCCGCTGGCTATGCACTCGGCAATGTCCATGGCAATGAATGACTTGAAACTTGCTGGCGGCCCATAGAGCGCCACAAATGACTTCTCAGGGATCACGTCTTGGATCAACCAGTTGACGGGTTCATCCTTGACTGACTGCCATGACTCGATCTTGAAGGGTTTGTAGGTCTTGTCTGTTTCCTGGTGGACGTTGCCTGGTGCTGTTTGTGGTTGCACAGGTGCCACTGTTTCTTGTAGCGCCACCAATCTTGCCGGTACCGTTACATCATCTGCTGAGGTCACCAGTGGGCTGACCTTTGCCAACTCCACCAGTTCTTGCCGGGTGCCGCCCAAGACGTTGACCCACTCCCAGGCGTCATCTGTTGGCGCTTCAACTGGCAGGTCCAAGATCCTCAAAGACTTAACCACTGGGACCAGGGCTGCTGCCACCTTGTGGGCGTACTTCCAACCCGCAAGATCGTTGTCAGGGACCATGATGACAACTGCCCCAGCAAAGTACTGGGTGATCTCTTCGGGCCATGACCCTGATCCCGCATGAGCACTTGTGGCAATGACTCCAATCGATACCAGGGCATCTGCTGCCTTCTCGCCCTCAGTCAAGAAGATGGTCCTTCCCGCTGTCTTTGCGTTCAGCAGCTCGGGGAGCCTGTACGGCACCAGGCGCGTGCCTGACATGGAGTACCTCTTCGCACCATCAGGGCCAATACTCACCAGTTTGTAATCCTTACCCTTGGACGTGCCGGTCTTGTATCTCTGCTTGACGAACAAAGGTTCACCGTCTTCGTCCACATAAACCCACTCTTGATCCAAGACTGGTGCCTGGAGCGCTGGCAGGGGTTTGATCGATGCCAATGGGTCCCGTATCTCAATGTCTGGCAGCAGACCGTAGTCCCTGATGGCCGCAAAGAGTTCATGCTGATCGCAACCTGAGTGGCACTTAAAGAGGGGTTTGCCGTCATCACCATCACTGATGGACAGACTCGGGTTCTTGTCTCCATGACCTTGTCCATGCCCTGGCAGTGGGCAACTTGCCAACCATCCTCTGCCTATCTTTTTGGCGTTGCCAAGCGCCTTTGCTATTTGTTCGGCTTGCATTGCAAGTTCTCCACTTCTTGTATTCTTTTGCCAATCCATGCCATCACGGGCACCGCCATTGAGTTCCCCAGTGCCTTGTACCTGGGGCCGTCTGGCGTGGCTTTGCCTTTGGGTTGAATGTCTGTGTAATTGTCTGGAAAGCCCTGGAGACGTTCGCATTCGACAGGGGTGAGGCGGCGCACGGCCATTGATGATTGATATACCGAATACACCTGTTGTGTCACCTCAGATGACTGTGGCGATCTGCTTGGATCATTGGCGGCTGTAAGAGTTGGGGCAACTACCTCCACGCGGTAGTGGACTGCTGGCTTGTTGTTGCCGCCACTTCCTGCTTCCAATGTCGGCGCCATCTCGATCTCGTAGCCAATACTGTGCGCCTGGGCTGACTGTCCTGGCTTGAATGCGCCGATTGGTATGTATGTCTCATGCTCAGTGTTAGAGTTTCCAGTTCTATCAAAGCCAGCCCCGCTTGCTCTGAGAGTACACATTACTTCTGGGACACCGTCTCCAAGGCCGTGTGTAATGCCACTGGCAGCTTCTTTCCTCTTTTCTCTGCTCGGCGCAGAATCCCCTGACAGGCTGTGGCGCTCAAAAAGAACCGCTGCGGCAGCTCTCCAGTCTCCAAGGTATCCGACAACGAACACACGTCTGCGTCTTTGGGCCACTCCAAAGTACTGAGCGTCAAGAATGCGGTATGCGAACCCA